GTATGGGTCTTGGCACTTCTCTCGATGAAATCATGGAGATGAATGTTGAGAAACTAGTTGCACGTTATCCTGGTGGTGAGTTTGATGTTCACTATTCTGAGAACCGTAAAGAGGGAGATCTATGAGTAAAAAATCAAAGAAGAACTCCAAAGGTGATACTTGGGAGTGGGAAGAAACACCAGAAATGCGTGAAGCAGTAGAACGACTACATAAAACTATCCGAGAACTTGAAAAGAAAAACGCACCTGATTATGGAGTAGGAAAATGAAAACACTTACAGTAGAAGATTACAAAGCAGCAGGTGATGAGTTTTTCCCCAAGTATTGGTATATTGCCAAGGAACTTGGGGAGGATGCAAAACCTGAAGACATTCTAAAAGTTATGGAAGCAGTTGGTGGAGTTGCTCTCAAGAAAGCACTAGAAGACAAACTTTCTGGTCCATTTGGTTTCAATAAGAAAAAGGAGGAAGAAAATGCTGGGCAGTCTTGATCCTGAAGAACGTGTGATGGCAGAGGGAAAAGCACAAGAAGAAAATCATCTAGCAGCAAAACGTAAAGCAATTGCAGTATGTAATCAAGGTGTAGTTCAAGAACTATATGATGTAATCTCAAAACTTGGTTGGGACTGTTATGATAATGTCACCGTTGAAATTGGTGGCACTCAAGTCTCAGGTATTGATGTTGGTGAAGAGTATAATAAGAAGTGGCAATCACCTCTTGGTACTCGTAAGTATAATAAAGATGCTTTTATCATCATTAAGAACCAAGATCGTAGAGATTTAACTAAGTCCGAACCTTTTGCTGAAGGAGAATTTAAACCACAACATCTTTATAAATAAAAGAAAAGTGTTTACATAAAGATGGACAGTAAGACCTTTAACTCTCTTTCTGAAGCATATGCTGCAATTTACAGTAAAACTGTAGACGAAACATATACAGTTACTTCTGCTGATAAGAAAGGAAATACTCCTGCATATCAAGCATATAAAGCAGGTAAGAAAAAGAAGGACGGTAGTCCAATGTATAAGGCTGCTGACCATATGAAGGAAGGTGTTCGTGATGTAGATCCTGAGAAAGGAACTGCAGAACGTAAGGCAAAGTTAGAGAAAAAACGTGGGATGAAACTTGATGATCATCCCCAATATAAGAAAGAAGAAGTTGAGAACGTAGAAGAACTCTACAAGGGTAAGCACGGTCAGTCTGAGAAAGAGTATCAGGATGGTCGTTCTGATGCTGGCAAACAAATCTCTGGTGATTCCAAGCACAGTGGTGCTGCATACTCTCATCGTTCATTCAAAGGTCAAGGCAAACCTGCTAAACCAGGTGAGCGTCAAAAGGCACAGGGTAGAATGACTCAAGCTGATCGAGATGAGTTGGCTATTCGTAAGGCAGCACTGAAGAAAGAGGAAGTAGAACAGGTTGATGAGGTCATGAAACATCAACAGGAAAGAGACCGCATTGAAAAAATGAAAAAAAGTCGTTATTATTCTCCTCCAACTAAAGGAGTTCATGGTGAGATTGAACGTCGTAAGAAACAAAAAGCACCTACAAAATTGAGAAGTGGTTCTCTTCCTGAAGAGACTGGAGTAGAAGAAGGTATTGACTTCAAAGGTGCTAAGCGTATTGACGATGCCCGTAAAGCTGCTAGAGAGAAGGTATATAAGAAGTCTCCTTCTACCAAGCAAAAGGACCTTATGAAAGGTAAGTTCCGTCCTGGTGCTTCCGACGAAGAGCGTAAGTCTGGTTATCGTGATATCATGCGTGAGAAAGGCACCCAACCTAAGAAAGACGGTAAGCCTATGTTCAATAAAGAGGAACTGGATCGTATCGAAGCAATTGTAAATAGTTGGGAAGACTGATCCTTGACATCTGAATTGAATTTCTATATAATGGTTACATCGGGGAATTAGCTCAGTTGGTAGAGCACCTGCTTTGCAAGCAGGGAGTCAGGAGTTCGAGTCTCCTATTCTCCATAAATAAAAATAAAAATGGCAACAGTAGCAGAAACATTACTTGCCCTAAACGAAATACTTGATGGATATGACACTGAGGTCAAGAATGCTGGACCTAGAGTGACGACTCTTCTTGTTCGCACAAAAGAGAGATCTGAAGCAAGAGAAGATATCAAGCAACAATTTAAGAAGAAAGGTATAAAGGCAGAACAAATTAAAGTTCCTGGATCTACCTTTGAAGGTTTGAGGGTATCTGAGAGTACATCATCTTACTTGAATATAGTATTCAAACCAACCAAAGGTGGTGGATCTGGTGCTGGTGCTGCTGTTACTAAGATGGCAGAATCTGCACAAGCAGTTTATGCTGCTGTGGCATTTGGTCTTGGTAGAAAGATAACTCACTCAGATATCACTCCAGATAATGTCAATTCAAACAAAGACAAGTTTGATGTTGATGAAAATATTGAGAAGATCTTGAATGAACTTCCTGATGATTGGATTGAGTCTTCAGTTCTTGGTGCCAATGAGTTGTGGGAAAAATTCAAAGGTATCAAATCTGGAATAGTATTTCATAGGGGATCAAAGACTGTAGATCATATTGAGAATCAATTTAAAAGAATTAAAAAGATTGAAGGTGTAAGAGTTGATATCAATAAGTGGTCTCCTGCAGACATCTATGTAACAACACCAAAGTATGATCCTAAGTGTTTAGAGGATGAGAAATCAATCAAAGGATTGAATCAATGTATGAATGAGAGAATAGATCCAAAAGAACCAAAGATGTTTGGAGTATCTCTTAAGAAGATGTCCAGAACTTCTAATCTTAAGATTCTAAATTTTGATAAAAAGGATTCTTTGGAAAAAGAGTTTTCTGGATTTACTATGAACTCTAATAGTATTGACACCTATCTAAATTTTAGTGATGGAACTAAAATTCAATTTAGATCTTTTGGTGGTGCTACTGCACTAACTGGGTGGCAAGGTGAAGTGAAAGGAACTAAAGCAAATCAAGGAAAGATATCTTTAGGTCCAGTCAATATACTTTTTAAGATGCACGGTGTTCCTCAAATTGATCCCACATATGCTAGACAGATAAAATCCGATCCACAGAAAATTATAAATTATGTCACCAAAGGATTGAAAGATTATGCAACTGATTATTCCGATGAAAAGTTTGCTAAATTACAACTAGAGAAGACTAAGAAAAAACAGTTTGATTCTTGGTTGTATTCAAAAGTTCATTGTATTGCAATTATGAATGCCATTAATGGTATAAAAAATACTGAAAAACAAAAGCAAGTTTGTGAAGATCTTTATCTCTATGCAAATTCTAGATCATCATTATCAGCCCCGTACTGGAAACTGGAATAAATAATACATAAGGACTAATAATATAAATGAAAAGTTTTCTACAGTTCCTAAAAGAAGCAGGTGAGGGTGCCTCGGCACAGGCAAAGAAACTCAACCTCAAGAGTGACGGTCACGGTGGTTGGTATGACTCCCGTGGAGAATTTGTTGCGAAGACTGAAGGTGGTAAACTAAAGTTCTATGATAAGAATCAAAAGGTTGGTGAGAGAGACGGCAATCAGAATACAAATCAGGTTGCACAGAAGCAAGACGAAACTAAAAAGAAGCAGAGTAAAGAAGAACCTAAAGGTAGTTCTAAGAAAGAAGCACCACCAGAAGAAGGTGGAGAAGAGCAGTCTGATACACTAACTGTGGTGTTTGGTAGATTTAATCCACCAACAGTGGGACATGAAAAACTTCTAAGTATGGCAAAGAAGTCATCTGCTGGTGGAGACTTCAAAGTATATCCTTCACGTTCACAGGATGCTAAGAAGAATCCTCTTGATCCTGATATGAAGATTTCATTTATGAAGAAGATGTTCTCTGATTATGAAGAGAATATCATTAATGATCCAGATATGAAAAATATTTTTGATGTTCTTGTCACTGCAAATGAAGATGGATATGGAAACGTAAATATTGTTGTTGGTTCAGATCGTCAAGCAGAGTTTGAAAATCTTGCTCAGAAGTATAATGGTCAACTCTATGAGTTTGATTTGATTCGTGTGATTTCTGCTGGTGTTCGTGATGCTGATGCAGAAGGTGTAGAAGGAATGTCTGCATCCAAAATGCGTAAGGCAGTTATGGATGATGACTTTGAATCATTCCGCAGAGGAACACCAAAGAAACTTGATGATGGTGATACTCAAGCACTCTTCAATGCAGTTCGCACTGGTATGAAGTTGAAGAAGAAAGCAAAAGTCACTGCAGAGATGTGGCAAGTTGCACCTAAACTTGATCCTAGAGGTTTGCGTGAGCAGTATGTCAGTGAGAGGATATTTAGAATTGGTGATATTGTAGAGAACCTAAACACTGGAATGATTGGTGAGATCATTCGTAGAGGAACAAATCATCTCATCTGTGTTACCAAAGAGAACTTCATGTTCAAGTCTTGGGTTAAGGATGTAATGGAAGCAGTTGTAAACTATCCTGGTCCTTCTGGTGTATCTGGTCCAGAAAGAGAAGTCGGAACTGATTCACTTAGAAAGTATACTGAGAGAATGACTGGCACCAGTGCTATCAAGAATTTCATAAATAAGTATAAGGCTAAAAAGTAAGATCTTATACTCATGACTCATCTCAACGATATCTCCAAGGTATACATGGAGAAGGTTGCTAAACCTGACTTTCTTGACCTAGACAAGGATGGTAATAAGAAAGAGCCTATGAAAAAAGCAGCAGTTGAAGCACCTAAAGAAAGGTTGAAGACTGATCGTGATGGATATCGTGTTCCTAAAAAAGATGCTGATGCTGCTAGAGAAAGACTACTAGCAAAAGCAAGAGCAAAACGTGCAAAGATGTCCGAGGCACTTGATCCTGTAGGTAAGGAAGATGCTGACGTTGATAATGATGGTAAGAAGAATACTAAGTCTGACAAGTATCTTCTAAATCGTCGTAAGGCAATTGGCAAAGCAATGAAGGAAGGAACTAGTAAGGATGTTGAAGTTCCATCCAAAGATCTTGTAAAACTTGCAAAGAAAGCAGCAAAAAGAATTGACACCAACGTAAGTGGTGATGTCAATAAGAAAGATAAGTCAATGGGTGACTATGGTGAATTTGTTCCTACACCAGATGGTAGGAAAGTAACTACTATTGCAAAAGAAGGATATTCAAACTGGAGAGATGATCTTCGTGAAGTTGTTGGTGAAAATGGTGAAGAGCAGAAGCAGGTAAAAGAAAAGAACGTAAAGAATACTATTAAGATCAATCCTAAGATTTCTGAGGAAGTTACGATCCTAGAAAGCACCGAGATGGATGAAGTAGATCTTGCTGCTTATACTGTATATGATGAACTACTTCAGGAAGGATTTGATGTATACGATGTAGAAGATGCTATTGAGTATGCAATTATTGAAGCAAAAGTAACTTATGGTCATGATACTGAGAAACCACATGAGAAAGATACTTCTGCTGGTCGTATGATCAAGGCAGTTGGTAGACTTGCGAGACAGAAACTTAAGTCTGCTGGTAAGAAAGCAAAACTAAAGTCTGCTCAGGCACAGGTTGCTGCTTACAATAAGGGTAGAGAAGTTAAGCAAAAAGCAGGTGATAAAGTAAGAGGTGCAAAGGCTGGCATTAAAGGAAAGATTAAAAGGGCAGCACAGAAAGTTGTTGACCGTATGAGTGAAGAGACTGCAATGCAAATGTCTCCTGCAGAAGTTGCTCTACAGAAGAAGAAAGCAACTGTTGATCAACAAATTGCTATGAAAAGAAAGCAGGCGTTGACTAAGATTAAGAAGCAACCTCAGCAAGAAGTTCAGAAGGAAGGACTATCAATTGATGATCAGATGAGAATCTCCCGTGAAGCAGCAGCAAAGAGAAAACCATATAAAGATGGTGATCATCAAAGAGCTCGTGCTGCTCAACTCAAGGCTGCTGCTAAGAACGCAAAGAAGGATACCAGAACAGATGCTCAGAAAATGACTGACGCAACTGGTCCTCGTCCTGGTTCACGTTACAGAGGTGACTGATTATGCCAGCAGTATCTAAAGCACAGCAACGGTTCATGGGTATGGTCCATGCTGTGAAGAAAGGAGACATGGCAGCACCTTCTCCTGAAGTTGCTCAAGCAGCAGCATCAATGAAGAAGAAAGATGCGAAAGATTTTGCATCAACAAAGCACAAAGGTCTTCCTGAAAAGAAAGTTGCAAAGGAAGAAACTAAGTATGACAGATACGACAAAGAGAAAAAGGAATTTGCCAAGTCAGATAAACGAATGAAGTTTGGCAAATTTTATGCTCAAGCAAAAGATGCAAGAGATCGTCTTCGTCCTGGTGAAGTAAAACGTTACGATAAAAAGTTGGGTAAGTACGTTTCTAACAAAGGTTGACCATATATAGAATATACACAAAAGTTTTGAGGTCATCATGCTTGCATTCCTACTCCCACTCGCATCAAAGGTAATCGCCGATGCTGTATCAAAAATTCCAGAAAATGAAGAACTCGGTGAGAAACTCATTGAGATCTGCCTGCTTATTCTGTCTAAAGCGGTTAAGTTAACTAAGACTGACATGGATGATCAGTTGCTAGAGGTTGTTGCTGCGGCAATTAAAACCCGTGAAGAAGCACCTGCTGAGTGAATATAAATAAAAAAATAGATGATATGGAGATCATTTTGTGGTCTCCATTTTTTATAAATATCTAATAGCAAATGTATTCAAAGGAAAAGAAACATGGCACTTTGGGGAAATAGTGACAATGTAACCTCTGCTGGCATCGTAACTGTAAACTACACCACCCGCGTTGTTGATGGTGATGGAACTGCTTTTGGTGCGGCAGGTTCAGCACAAGCAGGAGATGTTATTCGTTTTGGAGATAGAGACGGAACTTATTTTGGTGATGCTGTAATTGCATCAGTCACAAGCACAACACAACTAACTATTGCATCTACTTCTGGTTTAAGTGGAGCAGCAATTGCAGGAACTGATTTCCAAGTAAGTCAGTGTCCTTCTTATACTGTTGGAGATGTTAAGTATAGTGAGTCTGCTTCAGGCACAAATGACTCTTATGTATACGGTATTTCCACTGCTGGTGCTCAAAACGCAAATTCAACTGTTTATGAAGTTGGTGTAGGTTGGGTTGGTGTTACCACTTACAACGATACACATGGTAACTTTAGAGTTAAGAAAGAAATCCTAGTCGCAATGTCTGGCATTGAGACTGGTAATACACCAATCTATGACGCAGATCCACTAAGCTGATAACTTAAGATATGTTATTTGATGAATTGAATGAGGAAAATTTTTTATTATTTGCTATAAAAAATTATGAGAATCCTCAAGCCATTACTAAAGATGATTTCCATCGTGACTTGAATCATTTCAAGTACATTAAAAGGCTTTTGAGGAAGTATAAGAGCACTGGTGAACTTAAGGTACATTTGCTTCTTAATCACTTCATCATTTTGTATAACATATTTGATGATGCGACAACACCAATGCTCTTCTACAAACTTGAAGAGGACCTTTGGTCAACTACAAAAACATTTGTGCATTTCTTGAATAGATTGCCAGAGTATCCTAGATGTTATATTCATGATATTATTAGTGATGATGTTGCTCTAGAAAAACTACAAATTTTGTATAACGATAATGGACAAGACTGATCGGATCATACAACTTATACGTGAAATGATCGCAGTCGGTGCTGGTGGATTTACTGGTTCTTCTGCTGCAGAAGGACCAACTGCTGGGTATGATCCTCTGATTAAATTTCAGAGACGTGGGAAAACTGATTATAGAAAAGTCCCAAAGACTTACAAACAGTGGGTAAAATCATTAGACTCAAAAAATGTTCGGTCTCGGAAAACTTCAGGTTCTTGAATCAAAATTAGACATTTATGAAGACTTGTCCAAGGAAATGTTGGATAAGTTGGAACGCGCTGTTACTACTATATCTGAGAATAGTAATAGAGTTGCTGTTGTTCTGGAAAGGCATGAAACTAGATTGGATGAAGGTGATAAATCTAATCAACTGATCATTAAAATGATCGAAGAGATGAAGGTCACTGAAGAGAAGAATCATAATATCCTTCATGAGAGAATCGATAGAATTCAAAAGAAAGTAGATGCTAACCAAAGGTTTGTAATTGGTGCAGGTGCTGTACTAGCAACTTTGGGTATGGTGGCACAGATCGCATTTCCTGTTTACAAGTCCTTGACATCTAGTTCAAATACGAGTATGCTGGCAACAGCAGAAGTCATGTCTTTCGTAAATGGATCAAATTGATGCAAAGTATATTAGTCTAGTTTCTGCCAGGTTACAAAAATTCAAACGAGTAAAAGCAGACCTTTATAACTTTAGATGTCCTATCTGTGGAGATTCCCAGAAGAACAAGAGTAAAGCAAGAGGTTATCTGTACTCTGCAAAAACATCTGTCAATTATAAGTGCCACAATTGTGGTGCAAGTTTGTCGTTAAATAATTTTCTTAAGAAGATGGATGTAACTCTGCATAAGAGTTATTGTTTAGAAAAGTTTAAGGAAGGAAAAACTGGTCGGACATTTACTACCAATGAACCTAAATTCGTTTTTGAGAAACCTAAGTTTGCACAGAGGATCGTTCTTCCTCTTTGTAGTGAGGTGGAAGTTGGTAGAACCTATCTTCAAAATCGTAAGATCGATCCCACCAAATTTTATTATGCAGAAAACTTTGATGAGTTTGTGCGAACGTTTCAGGGTTTGGATTACGGGTATATGGGTAAAGAACCTAGAATTATCATCCCGTTATATTACGACAAGGATCTCATCGGATTCCAAGGTCGAAGTCTAAATTCTAAATCTATTAAATATATTACTGTAATGCTTAAGGAGGACGCACCGAAAATATATGGACTTGATAACATCGAAAGAAACTCTAGAGTCTACATTACTGAAGGACCATTCGACAGCACGTTCATTCGCAATTCGATTGCTATGTGCGGAGCTGATCTTGATATCAGTAATTGGGGGATTAGCAATCCTGTTTGGGTCTATGATAATGAACCCAGAAACAGGGAAATCCTCAACAGAATCAGCAAAACTATTGCTAGTGGAGACTCCATAGTCATTTGGCCATCACACATTAAAGAGAAGGACATCAACGATATGGTCCTTGCTGGACATGACGTTCAGAGTCTGATAGAATTAAACACCTATTCTGGTTTAGAAGCAAAACTTAAATTCACCACCTGGAAGAAAATATGAGCAACGGTATCAAGGTTAAAAAACGTAATGGGTCTATTGAGGTATTGAACCTAGAAAAGATGCACAAGATGGTTGAGGCTGCTTGTGAGGGTCTCTCTGGTGTGTCTGCGAGTCAAGTAGAGATTCAGTCTGGAATTCAATTTTATGATGGTGTCACCACTGACCAGATTCAAGAGATCTTGATTCGTTCTGCTTCAGATCTAATTGATCTTGAGCATCCTAATTATCAATATGCAGCAGCACGATTGCTTCTGTTCTCTATTCGTAAGCAACTTGCTGTCAAGTTCAAGAGAAGTCCTACTCTTCTAGAGCAGATCAAATATGGCATTGAGAACAATGTCTACGATAAGGAAGTCTTGGAAAAATATACCGAAGAGGAACTTGATAAGGTAAACTCTTTTATATACCATGATAGAGATTATCTATTCACATATGCTGGATTACGGCAAGTTGTTGATAAATATTTGGTGCAGGATAGAAGTAATGGTGAGGTATTTGAAACACCTCAGTTCATGTACATTCTAATTGCACTTACTATTTTCGCAGAGTATCCTAAGGAGACCCGTTTGTCCTATGTCAAACGATACTACGACGCAATCTCAAAGCACAAAATCAACATTCCCACACCTATCATGGCGGGAGTGCGAACTCCACTTCGACAATTTGCGAGCTGTGTTCTTGTTGATGTTGATGACACCCTCGATAGCATCTTTAGCAGTGATATGGCTATTGGCCGTTATGTTGCACAAAGGGCAGGAATCGGTATCAACGCAGGCAGAATCCGTGGCATCAACAGTAAGATCAGAGGCGGAGAAGTTCAACACACAGGTGTTGTACCATTCCTTAAAAAGTTTGAATCGACTGTCAGGTGTTGTACACAAAATGGAATACGAGGTGGCTCAGCGACTGTCCACTTCCCAATCTGGCACCAAGAAATAGAGGATATCATTGTACTCAAAAACAATAAAGGGACGGAAGATAACCGTGTCCGAAAGCTCGACTACAGCATCCAAATATCTAAACTCTTCTACGAGAGGTTCATTAAAGATGAGGAGATTTCTCTCTTCAGTCCTCATGATGTTCCAGGTCTCTATGATGCTTTTGGAACTGATTCTTTTGACGAACTATATGTGGCTTACGAACAGGATCAGTCTATTCCTAGAAAAACGATTGGGGGTCAAAATCTGATTCTAGATCTTTTGAAGGAACGTGCAGAGACTGGTCGTTTGTATATCATGAATATTGACCACTGTAATACTCATTCTTCCTTTAAAGACAAGGTTTATATGAGTAATCTGTGTCAGGAAATCACCCTGCCTACAGATCCTCTACAGCACATTGATGGACAAGGTGAGATTGCTCTCTGCATTCTTTCTGCAATCAATGTCGGTAAGGTCAAGTCTGACTCTGAACTAGAGAACCTATGCGATCTTTCTGTTCGTGGTCTTGAAGAACTCATTGACTATCAGAAGTATCCTATCCTTGCTGCAGAACTTGCTACAAAGGCACGTAGATCCCTTGGAATTGGTTTTATTGGTCTTGCACACTATCTTGCTAAACTTGGTTTTAGTTACGGTGATCAAGAAGCATGGGATGCCATTCATGGATTGTCTGAGTCTTTCCAATACTTCCTTCTCAAGTCATCAAATGAACTTGCAAAAGAGAAGGGTGCTTGTGAAGGTTTCCCACGAACAAAATACTCTGATGGAATTCTTCCAATCGATACATACAAGAAGGATCTAGACGAAGTTACTTCTGTTGCATTACAGCATGATTGGGAATCTCTTAGGGCATCTATCACTGAGCACGGTCTACGGCACTCAACATTGTCCGCACAAATGCCTTCAGAGAGTAGTTCCGTTGTGTCAAACGCAACCAATGGAATTGAACCACCTAGAGGATATCTGTCCGTTAAAAAATCAAAGAAAGGACCTCTTAAGCAAATTGTTCCACAGTACAATACACTGAAAAATAACTATACATTATTGTGGGAAATGCCTGACAATGCAGGTTACATAAATGTAGTGTCTGTAATGCAGAAATTCTTTGATCAAGCCATATCTGGTAATTGGTCCTATAATCCTGAGAACTATCCAGACAATGAAGTTCCAGTTTCTGTAATGGCAAATGATTTTCTAACTACATACAAGTACGGTTGGAAAACTTCTTATTATCAAAACACATACGATAACAAGACCGATGAGGTCGAGGAGGACAAAAAAGAACAACTAAACGCAATCTTAGAAGAATTAAGTCAATCAGAGGAGGGAGAGTGTGAATCCTGTGCAGTTTAAGATGTCATCCGTAGAGGAACCTAAAACTAAAATTGAAGGCATGACAGTCTTCAATACCGAACAAGTTAATACTAAAAAGCAACCGATGTTTTTCGGTAAACCTCTGGGAGTCCAGAGATACGATTCATATAAGTATCCAATCTTTGATAAGTTAACAACTCAACAACTTGGATACTTCTGGAGACCAGAAGAAGTTTCACTACAGAAAGACCGTGGGGATTATCAAACACTTCGTCCAGAACAAAAGCATATCTATACCTCTAACCTCAAGTATCAGATTATGCTTGACTCCATTCAAGGGCGTGGTCCTGGGATGGCTTTTATTCCTTACTGCAGCCTACCTGAACTAGAGGCATGTATGGAAGTCTGGGGGTTCATGGAAATGATCCACAGTCGTTCCTACACTTACATCATTAAGAACGTCTATTCAGACCCTTCCGAGGTGTTTGATAAGATCGTCACTGATGAACGCATTCTAGAACGTGCTGCGAGTGTCACAGGTGCCTATGATGACTTCATCAATAGTGCTCAGACTTGGGGCAATGGCAACATGTGGCAAGAGGACTTTAGAGATTCACCTTCATCCAAATGGGAAATTAAAGATGTCAAAAGAAAACTCTACAGAGCAGTTGCAAACGTTAATGTTCTTGAGGGTATTAGGTTCTACGTTAGTTTTGCTTGTTCTTTCGCCTTTGGTGAACTCAAGCTCATGGAAGGATCAGCAAAAATTATTTCACTCATTGCAAGAGACGAAAATCAACACCTAGGCATCACTCAGAATATTCTGAACAAGTGGAAGTCTGGTGATGATCCTGAGATGAAGCAGATCATGAAGGAAGAGGAGGAGTGGACATATGCCATGTTTGATCGTGCAGTGAATGAAGAGAAGAAGTGGGCAGAGTATTTGTTCAAGGATGGGTCTATGATCGGTCTGAATGATAAACTTCTTCAGCAATATGTTGAGTGGATTGCTAATCGTCGTATGAAGTCAATTGGTCTCAAACCAGTATATGATATTTCTGCTAAGGCAAATCCACTGCCTTGGACTGAACACTGGATCTCTTCTAAGGGTCTTCAGGTGGCACCACAAGAGACAGAAGTTGAGTCTTATGTGGTAGGTGGCATCAAGCAAGATGTCAAGGCAGATACGTTCTCAGGATTTAAACTATGACGGAACAGTGGGCAATTCAATTGATGGCAGATCCGAGAGTTGAGTTAACTGAATTTGATCTTAGGATACTTCGATTTGGACCTCAACCTTGGTTGCCCCACGAAGTTATTAGATATAACTTTCTGAAGATGAAGTATAAGGAGGACTAAGGTCCTCTTTTTTTATGTCTTTATGTTTATTTAAATTAACTCATGTAAAAAACACACAAATGTTAGTGAATTAAAACAAACTATGCTATATAATATAGAATTAGGAATTATACGATGTCCTGAATTTTATTTCTTTATTATGTTTTACATTTAAACAATGTGTATTGGAGAAAAAACATCATGCATAATCTACTCTCGAAATCGCAATTAGACGAATGGCGTCATTTTGAAGATACTGTCGATCAACTTGAGGTTGAAAATCAAAAAATAAATGACTACTACGAATGCCTGATTGAGTGCGATGCATTAGGACAACACGAATGTAAAAAAGTTTGCAGGAGTATTCTTATGAAGTAAAAATTCAAAACATAGAATCTCTGCCAACAACTCTCAAAGACCCGCAAGGGTCTTTTCTTTTGTCTAAATATTCCAGACAATGGAATATATGAATGGTGGATTATGAAAATCCTTGGACTTACATGGAACGAACTTTTGATAGCAGTGATGTTCGGGACTACTTTGGCTTTGTTTATCTCATTACCAATCTCACAAACCAACGACAGTACATTGGGAGAAAGTATTTTTGGTCGTTCCGAACTCCAAAGGGAAAGAAACGAAAAGTCAAACAGGAGAGTGATTGGAAGCGGTATTACGGATCTTGTCCAGAACTGAAAGAAGACATAGAGAAGATTGGTAAAGATAAATTTAAAAGAGAAATATTATCACTGCATAAAACAAAAGGAAGAACAAACTTTGAAGAGACACGTCAACTGTTTCTCAATAATGTTCTTACAGAATCTCTGAATGGAGAACCTGCATATTACAATAGCAATATATTAAGTCGTTATTTTAGAAAGGATTATTATGGAGACGATTGATACTTACTTTCGATATTGTGCTCAGATAAGTAAGGATTATCAACGGACTAAACGTGCTGGTGAGATAACGTATGTCAAGAATGTCTTTGAGGATCCATATAGGATGCTCAAGTTTCAATCTTTGTTGACCAAATGGGAATCATGTCAGAATTCTAAACCAGGAATTATGTCTTTGAAAATCCCATACTGGACTGCTGAGATTATTGCTGATGAAATACTTGACCTATCAGAACATGATAGTTACAAAAATGAATCCGAGTTTTATTATTTCTATCACAACAATACATGTATGGAAACTGATACGGATAATCTAATCAGTAATAATTGTGTTCTCCCTCATACTGATCCTAATAATGATAGATCTCAATCAGCTATTATTGGATTGATTAATTTAAATCATAGAGATGTATCTACTGCATTTTGGAGATTTAAGGGAAGACTTATGGAAGACACTGAAGAATTTGCTGATGAATATAATGAATATGTTAGTGGTATAAATTATGATAATTATGATGAGAAGGCATGTTGCCCAACATTGTATAAAGCATTTGAAATGACTTATGGATTTAATGAAGCAATCTTTTATGACTCTAAACTTTACCATTCACCAGTCATTGATAAATATTACACAAGGGAAAACCCACGCATCATGATGAGATTGTCATATGTGCTTGACGACGAAGATGAGGAGTGTTATGATGATTGAGTTGAAAGGACAGTATGAACGAACAAATCATCGATTGTGTTTCGGATATCATTGATTGGGCAAACGAACGTATCCTAACCACAGATATAGAGTGGGAAGATGCAGCAGCACTATCCCTAGAGTTTAAGGAGTGGTTAGAAGAGGATGAAATCGATCTCCTTTACCTTGACAAACTAGACTGATCAGTCTATAATTCTTTTATTGGTTCAGTAGCTCAGTGGATTAGAGCAACCGCCTTCTAAGCGGTCGGTCGTAGGTTCAAATCCTACCTGAATCGTTGTCTTTCTTCTTATGAAACCAGTAGACATCTTACTTCTAATATCTGAATTGGAAGGGTGCCATACGCACACTAAGAGACTTGGTTTTGAAGAAGACATGGCAATCTTCGATCAGATGAGAAAGAAGTATTATAAACTATACTTCAAACTCAAGAGAGAAGAAAACAATCCTCTATAGCTCAGTTGGTAGAGCAGGTGACTGTTAATCACCCTGTCCCTGGTTCGAGTCCAGGTGGAGGAGTAAACGGACTGGAATACATCCGTGCTCACATCTCCGAGAGAAAAAAGAATCGGAAA